CGGTGGCCGAGAACGCCGTGAAGTTCAGTTCCCGCTGTGCCAGCCACTGGTCGAAGGTCTGGCTGTCGTAGTCGACCAGGGAACAGAGCTTGTCCAGGTAGAACCGCAACGTCAGGCCTTCCAGGTACCCGCGGGTGCGGTGGTCTTCCTGGGTGCTATAAAGGATACGGTGCGCTAACCGGTGGCCCTGAATGTCCACACAGGTCCGGTAGAAGGTTTCGATGGAAACCAGTTTGCCTACCGGGGTGTGTTCACTGAGCGCCAGCATAATCATCGTGTCTGAGATAAAGGCCGGGTCACTGTTGCGCCGCAACTCCAGGTACCCCGGTGCCTTGGGTCGGGACACCCCTTGTGCCCAGACTTTGGGAATCACACCCGGGGTGACATCGTAACTGCGTAACAGGGCGTAAATCCACAACACCAACGCTTCCCGACTGGTCAGGGAAATCGGGTCCTGGGTTTTCGGGTTCTCCACCACCACGGTGGCCACATACCGGTTGTCGGTGGCCAGGTACACCCACTGGTTGTAGATGGTGTCCAGTAACTTCACCGGGGTGGCATCCGTGCGGTCAATCATCTCCGATTCCAGGGCTTTGGTCGCCAGCACCGACGTGTAACTCTGTCGGGCTTTTAACGGCACCCGAGTCACCTGGGAATCGTAGTAATAGATGTTGTCCTTGGCCATCGGGATTTCCCGGTCGAGCAAGTCCGGGATAGTGCCTTTCTCAATCCCGGTGCTGAGGACCGCCGGGGCGTTCTGCGGCACCTTCGCAATCTCTGGCCGTGGCGTCAGGTCTTCCTCGATGTTGGAGACGTCATGCCAAATCTGGTAGGCGGTTAACGGAATCCCCCGGTCGGTCAGAATCACGTCCACCAATTCCCGGTAGGTGGTGTTCTGCCCGGCGTTGTTCTCGTAGTAGTCAATGTTCCGGTACAAGGTCAACGCTTGCTTCAGGGTCAGGAAGTCCTTGTACTTGTTCAACCGGCCATGGCTGCCCAGCTTGCCCCAGAGGTGGTAACTGTGCACATACTGGGTCCCGCAGTTGCGTAGGCGCAGCAGCATGATGCGTACCGGCATCTGGTTAAACAGCTGGTAGATGAACCCGGCTTCGTACAGAGACTGGGTCGTGGCCCAGCGGGGATTGTAATAGCGGTGAACAAAGTTATCCACCCAGGTTTGCAGGCCGTGAATCAGGTTCGATTCGTTGCCTTCAATCACGCTGCTGTCCCAGGCCAGAATCTGGAAATCATCGGCGACGGTGCTGGTCTCTTTGGGCACCGGGTTCAGGATACCCCGAATCAGGTTCTCGTAGTCCGGGTAGCGGGCCAGCAATTCACGGTAATAAACGCTGTCACCACGGTACGCCTTAGCAGTAGCGGTGTGAATAAGCAAATTATCATATGTGAATTCGATTTCTTCGCGTGTGTCGAGCGAGGTCACTTTCATGACGTTGTCTACGCCGCCGACATACTCGCCTGCCAGATGCTTATAGTACGGCCATTCGGTTTCTAGTTCAGGACTGAAATCGACACCGTGCCACTGCAAGTAAAACCGGTTTTGTGCATCAGCAGTGGCTTTGTGTTTAAGAATGATCGAGCTCGTTAAGCGCTTTATGTCGTTGAGATAAAGCGTCTGGGTGGTGTCAGCCATTGCAGACTCCTGATGCGTAAAGGTATTTAAAAGAGGACCCGTAATGTTCAAGAAAACCGCATCGCCCGCCCCGACTGGGCGTGTCCGGAGTCAGAACTCTGACTTCTTCCGGAATAACCCGGTGGCAGGCGCGTACGCGTCAAAAATGGTGAGAGACCACTGGGGACGCACTAACACCCCGGGGACGGGTGTCGACGTTCCAAACGAAAGTATCTTCTCGGCACTGATTAACCGCCGCGCCCAAAAGAACCTGGACGCCGAAACCATTATTAAACTGTCGCCGGACATCAAACTCATCAAGAGCTTGATTGTCAGTATCATCATGTCGCCTATGGACATGGACAGCGGTGGCCTGTCGTACAAGATGGGTGAGACCGATTTACCCGGCTTCATCACCAACCCGTTGCTCGACATTATCCGCGAACACTTCAGCAGCTATTATAACCTGGACGAAGAGCTCCCGGACTTACTGGGGGATGCGTTGTTCGACCAGGGTGCCGGGATTCGTATTATCGTTCCGGAAGCGTCGGCCGATGACATGATTAACGGCGCGACCCGCGTCAGTAACGAGGAGTACTTAAACTCGCTGCTGGATGACGACAAACGCACCTACCGACCCATCGGGATTCTGGGGGGCGTGGAAACCGTCGACGAGGCGAAGAAGAAGGGTGCCCAGGGGCGTAACACCGCCGGCAGCAAGGTCAGTATGGAGTCGGCCTTTACCTTCACCATCCCGAGCATGAGCACCCGCGTCAATGACCACGTCAGCATCACTGACAACATTGAGATTCTTAATCTCCCCATACTAAAAGAGCGGGTAAAGACAGAATTTGTTAAGCAAAGGGTCAACGCTGGGATTTACCAGACCTTGCGCCGTCCGGGCGTCAGCACCGAAGCCCGACAGGGGGAAATCAAAACCCTGACCAGTGCACTGTACACCACCCGTAACCACAACCGGGCCGGTGGCCGCACCATTGATATCATGCCAAGTGCGTCGCAGGCATCGCGCAGTTCGATTGGTAACCCGTCAGTCTTACGGGCGGCCTCAGAGTCTGGCATTCCGTGTTACGTGCCGGGCAATGAAAAGAAACACCTGGGCTACATCTTTCCGTTGGACCCGAACAGCGGGCACATCATCAACGTGAAAGAAGAGATGAAGGACAACATCTCGCGCGGCATGGGGTCCCTGGATAACAGCCAGGCCATGAACCTCACCTCGTCCCTGATTCAGCAAACCCAGATTATGTCATCCGGGTACTGCGCCGGGAACGACAAGATGTCGGCGGAAGAACGTCTCAAGCTCTACACCCAGGTGTTTGAAGAGAACATCCTGAAGCGTATCCAGAACGGTATCATGGGTCACAACGTGAAGCTGGGGGAGAACGAGGACTTCATCAACGTGATGTTGGCACGTAACTGGGCGAACCAAAACATTCACCTGATTTTCGTGCCGGCTGAACAGGTGGCGTACTTTGCTTACGAATACGACAGCAACGGGATGGGTAAGTCCCTGCTGGATGACGTGAAGCAGGTCAGTACCCTGCGCATCATGACCACCTTTGCCAACTTCATGTCGGCAGTGGCCAACGCCGTGGGTCGCACCAAAGTGACGCTGAACATTGACCCGCGGTCCCCGGACCCGGAGAAAGATGTGCACATCATGATGGACGAGTACATGCGTGGCCAGAGTAACTCCTCGCCAACGGATGTTACGTCAGCGGCCGAGATGTTCCGTACCCTGCGTCAGATGGGCGTGAGCTTTGAGACCCAGGGCAACGACCGCATCCCGAACAGTTCGGTGCAGGTGGACAGCTACCAGTCGAACAAACAGATGATTGACCCGGAGTTCATGAACGAGCTGAAGAACCAGCAGTACATGGGCCTGTTTGTGACCCCGGACATGGTGGACATGACCCAGCAAGGTGATTTCGCGATTACCCGCTGGACGTCTAACCAACTGTTTGCGAAACGTATCAAGCAGTTGCAGGTGATTACCTGTCGTCACGCCAAGAAGTTTGTCCGGGCGTATACCTTCTCATCCGGCTACCTCATCCAAAAGATGCAGAAAGCCATCGAGGACGTGAAAGACAAGCTGCCGGAGAACTACTGTAACCTGACCGCCAAGGAAGAGCCGCTGCTGTATCAGGCCGTGCTGGAAGAGTTCATGGACAAGCTGGAGTTGGAACTGCCAACCCCAAGCAGCACCAAGTTCACGACCCAGCTCGAAGAGATGCAGAAGTACGAAGCGATTGTGGATGCTGGCCTGCGCTGGACCATTTCACAAGAACTGGAAGACGGCATCATGGATGACGGCGACCAGGAAAACGTCAACATGCTGATGAACGCCGCGAAAGCGAAACTGATGCGTGATTACATGGCCCGTGAAGAAATCCTGCCAGAACTGGGTGAGTTTACCCGTAAAGGCACGGAAGACAACCCGGGAATGAACCTGGCGAAGGAACACGCGCTCCACCTCAACAACCTGATGAACAACCTGGGTGATTGGGGCTCGGCCGTGCAGTTGCGCCGTAAGAAGCGTAAGGAGTGGCTGGAAGCGAACAACCCGGAGTACGCCGAAGCTATCAACAACGGCACGACGTCGACTTCCACCAACACGGATGATGCCAACGCGTCGGACGACGACTTGAACGATGACATGTTTAACCCACCGGACTTTGACGAGACGCCACCGGACGATACGGTCCCGGATGACGCCCCGCCTGAGCCGGAGGCAGAACCTGCTGCGGAACCTGAACAACCCGCTGAACCGGCTGAACCAGCCAACCCAGCGGACACAGGAGATGCACCCGCGGGGGATAACCTGACCCCGTAAAAGAAGCAAAAAAAAAAGAGAGGGCGCAAAGCCCTCTCTTTTTGTATCTTCCTCACCACCGCCAGAACAGCGCGGTAGTAAGGAGTAAGACCAACAGCGGAATCCCGCCGGCTAACAACCCCACCGCCCACATGGAGAGGTTAGGGAGTAGCAGAAATGCCCAACTCACCGGGAGACTGATGCCGGTGAGGGTCATGGCGTGACCAAAGCCGCGCGGACTCATGCCGGGACGTCGTATTCGCCACGGGTCAGCAGGTCAAAGCTGCGCACCAGGGGTTGGATGTCCACCACTTCGCGACGCAGCTTGGTCAGCAGAACATCCAGCGGTGGGACCGTGATGTCACCTTCGGTTGGGGCAACCCAGGCGGTCTGTACGGCATCCAGGTGCGATTGCGGGGCATTAAGGTAAGTAACCCACAGGGTCCACTGGAGAAAGCCCCAATGCGCACTGACGTCTTCTGGCGGACGGCGGTCGTTCAGGCCATCCGTGAGTTCAAACAACCGGGTAGGCACCACGTCACCACGGGTTACGTCGTCGTGCAGGGTGTAGAAGATTTCCCGTAACCCTTCGTAGTTCACTTCCCAGAACTTACCGAAGTTGATGTAGCGCTCGTCCGCTTCCGGGTCACGCTGGTAGACAAACGGTTCAGCCGCCACCACTTCGTTTTTCTCTTTGCGAGTGAAGTGGGTGCTCTTTAACAGCAGGTGACGAAAACGGGTGCTGATAGGGGTAGTGGTTGTGCTCATGATGAAAACCTCTTATTAAGATATAAAAAGCAGAGAGACCGCAGCCTCTCTGTCGGGGGGGTTAGAAATCGAAGGTGATGAAATAGCTGGGAACGTATTCGGCCGGACTGCTCTTGGCCAGGCGTTTCTGTTCCGAGAAGACCAGGCGATAGCCGGCTTCTTTTAACTTGCTGGTCAGGTAATAGATGACCGACGAGTTGATGTTGCGGTTGCGCAGCAGAATGCCGTCAAAGCGAACATGGTCCGGGTAGTCTTTGATGGCTTCCCGTTCAAAGGCCACGATGCTGTGGAAGAGGTTGGTGTACCCCTCAATCACTTTGTGGAAAGAGCGGGCATCCACCACGTACTGGTCGAACGCGCGAATCATTTCAGGCGGGGCCGCAATGATGGTGCACCCTTCCGGGGTGATGCTGGGAATGACATTGTGCTTGTCATCAATCAGTGACAACAACACGGTACCTTTATAGCTCATGAAAAAGACCCCTTATAAAGAGGGAGCCGAAGCTCCCTGCGGTATATTACTTGGCGATGCGAACCAGGTACTCTGATTCGTTGATGTCGTACCAGCTGCGGAACACGTCCAGTACCGTCCCGTCAGCCAGAACCAGCTTACGGGTGATACCGAAGTGGGCGTCGGTGGCGGTTTCCTGATTGGTGAAGCCCAGGAGAGCTTTGTGCAGCATCGGTGACGCAGCACGGGTCACACGCGCGGCCCGAGACGGCACATCGCTATACCCCACCGGTGACATGACACCCAGCTCTGGCGCTGAGAACGGCATGAACACCAGGTGCTGACGCTCCATAAAGTACACACAACGTGGTGGCAAGCCTTCCAGGTCAGACGGTTTGAAGGTCACGAAATGGAACTGACGCATCATCTCCCGGCCATAACGGTCAAAACGCTCAATCGTGGTCCGACCGAACTCTTTGTCCAGCTCAGCGATAAAGGTCAGGCCGTCAGCGGAGAAGTCGTCAATCGACGCAGGAATCGCCATGTTACCGCGCAGACAATCGTTGACAACGGCTGTGAGGCGTTTGTTGATGGCAATCCACAGTGCCGCTGGGATTTGACCCCGTAAGGTCAGCAGGCGGTCGTGGTACGCTTTGTAACTGGTGGTTTCAGACACCGCAGACTGAGAGAACAGACGCAGGCCATCAATCAGCTCAAGGTACTCGGCTTCGTCGCTGACCTGGTATACCAGTTCCAGCTCACGGGCGTCGACTTCGATGTTGGTAGAGGCTGCACCATCCGTACCCAGTTCGGCCAAGGTGGTGGCCACTTTGACACGGGTTTCATTCAGGCTGAAGCTGGTCACGGTCCCGGGGTGAGTAATGGTCGCGTGGTTCACTTCGATGCCTTCCAGCACCAGTAACGGCTTCGGTGATTTCTCCTCGTCCGGTTTCCCTTCGTTTTCCTGCTCCCACGCTTCCACGTCTTTCTGGTGTTGGGCTTTCTGGTTCTCGATGTCCGCCGCAACATCCAGCGGCTGATAACGGTACGAGGCAGCCGTGCCCTTTAACAGGGCAACCGCAGTCTTCACGCCTTTATCCAGCGCTGCCGGACGACCGAAGTCCGGAATCATGGCGTCGTCGTAGTTCATATCCACTTCTCTGAAGGTAAGTTCACGGTAGCCGTCTGCTGCACAGCGCCACTTCGGACGTTTAGTGTCCGGTTCATAAAAGAAAGGGAGATGTGTCGGGTTCTCGAAACTGTAGGGACGCACCGGCAGGTCCAGGATAAAGGCTTCGTCTTCCACATCAAAGCCGTCGTCGAGCCATTGCTGACGCGTGCGCACCACATCGCTTTCTTCTGGCGCACGTTGTGGCGTATCCTGGTACTTCATCTCCACGGCAGGACGACGTTCTGCGACGGTGTTCACTTCTTCCGGGTTCGGCATCTCCTGACGACTGGCCCGTTCAAACCCGCGCGGTGCACGCCCATCATTAACCGGTGCAGCAGGCGCCTGCGGTTCTTCTACCGGACGAGACGAAAGCTGGGCGCGTAATGCCGCCAACTGGTTCCCTTCACCGACGATAACCGGCGTCGACTGTTTTTCCTGACGACGGGCTTCGAACTGGGTATCGGTTCCCCGACCACGAGACTGACGACGGGAACTGCGGTCCACCGGCTCTTCCCGGCGAGACGAACGCCCACCCGTGCTGCGGCTGCTGGAACGGCTGCTGCTACGACCACCCCGGTCAAAGCTGCGGTCGCCACCTGAACGCCCACGGTCATCCCGGTCATCGCGACCCCGGCCACGTGAACGTCCGCGACCACCGCGGTCTTTCTCCATGGCTTCCAGGAAGATGTCCGCTTCATCACGGGCCGCTTTCGCTTCCCGGTAGTCACGGTCACTCAGTTCCTCTTCCAGCTTACGGTCAGCCAGGACATAGTCACCGGCTTTCATGCGAATCAGCTGGTAAATCACGTCATCAGGCCGTGCACGCGGTTTCAGTTCGAGATAAAATTCCAACCCGTCGTTCACGAACTTCAGTAACGAGTCAAACTCGCGGTTGGTGTAATTGTCTTCGGCCACCTCTTCCCGATAGATGTCAAACAAGTCACTGTCACGGGACTCGTCTTTCAGGATGTCGATGATGTCGTCTTCTAACTGGCGGATATCTGGCATGATACTAAAACCCCTTATGAAAAACTAAAATGTTTAATACGTCGATGTTTCTTCGGCGACCAACTGCATGAGGACACGGAACTGCATGTTCTCGAGGAATTTCCCATAGCCGTCAATCATGGCAAACGGGTTAATCTTGGTACGACCATCCGGTGAGCCTTTCGGGAAGTTCCACATGGAACCACACTGGAGGATACTCGGGTGCAGGTGATACGCTTTGTCATTGGTGTTAATGACTTTACGTTTCCCGCCTGGTTGCACCACGGCGTTGGTCTGGCGAATGGCATTACAGGTAAACTTCAACAAGTAACAGTCGCCCGGGTACTGGACGCTGGTGATTTCGCCATGTCCCTGACGGGTGTGCAGAAACGCGTGTGGTTTCAGCCGCAGGGCCAGGATGCGTTGTAACTTCTTGAGTGGAACGACGCCTTTCTCGCGTTGCAGGTTCCAGGTCAGATTAAAGATACCTTCCGTTACCCCCGAGAGGACATAACGCAAGACCAGCAAATATTTCTCCCACATGTTGCCGGGGTCTGACGACGTCATCAGGTCGGTGATGTGGTCGTTCATGTATGAGAACAGGTCGTAGATGTTACCGGTGTTAATCCCCATGTCCTGAAGAATCACACGCGCTTCCGCATCGACATACGTGTCGAGCGACTCGAGGTGTCCGTCCACCTTGTTCAACAGTTTCCCTTCGGACTCGGTTGAACGAAAGAGTACATAGCCCATCGTGACACGCCAGGTGTCCGTCTGGTCAATAAACTCCAGGTCCATTTCGGGGTAGTGGTCCAGCACGTAGAAGAAGTGTGCGGCCAACACCGTGATGCCCGGCTTGCGTACGATGTCTTCGGTGGAAAACACTAACGCCAGACGGTTCGGGAAGTAATCGCCTTTGCGCTTGTAGTCCGGTGGCTTAACGCGGCCGGATTCAAACTTCGAGGTGATGATGGTGTACTCGGCAGAATCGTACTGGTCCTGCGCGGCATCCGTTTCCATAATCTGCACGGTCACGTCGTAGAAGCGCTTAAAGGCTTCCGTTACGCCATACTTGCAGAAGAGGTAATGTCCGGTGGTGGCGCGCGTCTTGGGTAAGAAGCGGCTCTCCGGGGTCTTATCCGGCTGCCCGTTGTACACCGGGGCGGTGACACAATAGGTGTGGATGGTTTCGCGGTTAACGTGCACCGGGTAGGGCATACGTTCCAGCGAGAACTTCGCCCGGTTCACCATGACAAACACTTCACGGTCAGACGGACTGATGATGGGGTCACCGAGTACGGCGTTAATGACGTTGACCGTACCGGCCAACATTAACTTCCCGGCTTCCCCGACATACGGTAAATACATACGCTTAACAATCGGGATATCCATTGCTGGCGATTGCTGCTTATAAATGAAGTGGATGTCCACGGGATAAAGGTCCGACTCCGCAATGTCAAATTCACGGCGGCCATCGTTGTTCCCTTTCTTCCCAAACGTCTCACGTAAATCTTCTTCCACCGAGACCCGTCGGATATCGACATACCGGAAGTAAGATGGAAACCCCTCGTCCGCACATTTCAGAATACGGTCCAGATAGTCCAGATCCTTTTCCATGGCTTCCATCACATAACCCTCGCAGATGCGCGGATTAAACTGTGGCTGGTCGGCCTGAATCATACGGAATAACTCTGCGTCCATAACACCCTCTATTACAGAAGCCCTAGTAAACTGGCAGGGCGAAGTACACTCCCGAGTTTGCTGACCAACGTAAAAATCCCCCCAACCACCCCGACTGAGGCGACGAACATTTTCAGGTTCTCGCTGTCGTCTTTGCGGTTCAGGCTCTTTTCTTCGTAGAAGTCTTTGCGTAGCAAACCCTCTCTTTCTGACTCCGCTTTCAGGCGAAAGATTTCACGCTCGTACTCCGCTTTCTCTTTCTCCCATAACCGTGCCGCTTGAGTCGAAACATCACCGAAGCTAATCGCTTCTGCGGGCGTCCGGAAAAACTTCACCGGACAGTATGCTGACTCATTTAATTTGTCGAGGGCGTAGAAATCGACCTTCACCTCATTGGGATGGTCATTCAGCCCCTTGCGCAGGATGTACACGCCGTCGGCGCGCATCGAGTTGGTTACCGGCGTTATCCGCTGCACATCGCCGTTCAGGTTCATGTAATGCGTGCCCCAGACATTGGCGTTGTCTATCACCCCTATCATGATGCCCGCGCTGTTATCCTCCATCTGTTTTACCATCTCCTCCAGCACATCCAGATACCCTTCGCTGTTGGCGATATGGTCCGGCATATGCCGAAGCTCGTTTAAGGAAACCATCACGTCGATTTCCCGTAAGTACAAACAGCCGCCCCGGGCGGCAATATCTTCGTAAGCAATGTAATAGTGTTTGGTCAGTTCTCCTGGGCGTATCCCGGTGCCATGCGGTCGGCTCTTTGGGACGTTTTGTACAATGGCAGACCCGCCGCGGTTTAAGTTGTTGTGCACTTCCCGGCGCACATCGAACTCCACTTTGTCGTCTGAAAAATACCCTGCCGTATAATAGATGCCTTTGCGTAACTCGGTGTTCACCACGTTACCGCGAATGCAATGGGTCACGTTGTCACGTCCACGGATATAGAGGTCATACCCGGTATTGTTGACCACGCTGTTCGCCACGGTAAAGCGTGGCATTCTGGCAGAATGAACGTCGTCCTCACAAATCTCCCCCGTTGTCGCCGTGTAGTACCGTCGAGTCCGTGGAGCATGAGTCGGCAGTTTTCGGGTTGAAGATTCCATTACTCACCTACAGATTGTTTGATTACAGATAACACAATCACTTGGGTAATATATACTCGACTTATTTTAAGACAGCATAAAAGCAGAGGGAGCCCGAAGGCTCCCTCTGGCTTGTGCTACACGGTTGCTACAAGATTAACTCACGGGCCCAAATCCATTCGGATATCGAAAACCAGTAAGCACGGTCGTCTTGACCTTACTACTGAGTTCGACCAGGTTGCTAGCCGGAAGGCCGAACCCATTCATCACTTCATCCGCGAAGATTTCTTGTAGTCACGGCGTTACAGGCGCGGTGGTCTGCTCTTCCGTTTTAACAGTGTTCTCGATGGTCGCATCGACAGCGTAATGGGTACGCAGTGCGATAGCTTCTTCGAGGTTAACCACGTCCAGCACCATCATGATAGGCAGGAAGTGGAAGTGACGGTAGCGCGGCGTCAGACGGATTTCGTTCGCGATACGCTGCTCACGAATCATCGCGAAGTTCACGATGTACTCCGGAATCATGCCCAGGATACCGTGGTCAAGCGGATGAATTTCATTCTCGCCTGGCAGGGTAAAGGTCATGATGACTTTGTTCAACATACGCAGGTCAGAGATTGACGCGATAGTGTAGTTGAAGCCGATGCCCGCAGTACGGTCATCACCCTGAGTCATCAGGTAGGTCGGCAGACGTTTGTCAGTACCGATGGCTACGTGTGGTTTCGGGTTAGAGCCTGGGAAGGCCATTTCCAGCGCAGAAGAGTAACCGGTTTTCAGGTCAGCGCGGTAGATGGTTTCCTGGATGATACCCGTGAACAGACCCTGGATATCTTCCACACGGCCAGAAGAGTTGGTGCTGTTCAGTTCAGCCAGCACGTCCACTTCACGGCGGATGAAGTACGGTTTCACCCAGTACTGACCCAGACCTTCCAGACCCGTCTGTGATTCCAGCGGATGTGGCGTGTCGTTGCCCAGGAAGTCTTCCAGGGTTTCAGCACGGTTCAGCAGCGCGGTCACACCGGCGTTACGCAGCTGGAGACGGTAGGCGTTTTGCAGCGCTTCCATCTTCGGATACACTTTCTCTTCTTCGGTCAGTGCAGGTTTCTGGATGCACAGCGGAGACAGAGTAGGAATCATGAAGCCGTGTTTCATGACGTCGGAGTCAATCAGCAGGCCGCGTTCCAACTGGTTAAGGTTGGTCAGACGAGATTCCAGCGTGAAGCCTTCAGCTTTGAAGGTAACACCGTTCAGCAGTGGCGCCAGGGTCGCATCGTCGAGGGCAACTTCTTTACCCGCTTTGAATGCACGCACGATGCCAACTTCGGCCACACGCACGTTACCGTTACCGAATTCGACGTTCATCTCACCGTCGATTTTCAGACCCAGTTTGAAGGTGTAACCCGCTGCATAGGCTGCGCCCAGGATAGCAGAGTCAACGCCGGCAATGGTCTGTTTGTTCGCAGACAGGTCCAGGTCATCGTGATGGAACTTGACCGTGGTGTCACGGAAGTTGTATTCACGGGTCGCCAGGAACTGCGCGAAGTTAGAGCGGTTGACGTTGTAGTCAAACACTTCAGTCGCTGAACCTTTACCAGCAGAAATCAGCAGGTGGTCCAGGGCAATACGGCTGTCCAGTGAGTCAGTGTGGTTCGGTGAACCTTTAGACAGACGAGACGGCGTTTGCGCCAGTTTGATGAGGTTGAATGCGCCAACACCGAACTTCAGGTAGTTGGTTTCAAACTCTTCGCCGTTCTGCACGACTTTCTGCGGTTGCAGCAGCGCGTCATCAACGAAGTACTTGGCGTTTTCGTCGCGCAGTACCGGAATCAGATCGGTGGTTTCAGTTTCCAGCACTTCGTGGTCCAGCAGACCTTCCATGATGTTACGCTTGGTGTTCTTCACCGCGTTGCCATCCAGGGAGGTAGAGGTCCAACCGTCCCAGACCACGTTACGACGGATAGTCAGGATGAAACCTGCATTGTCCGGCGTCAGGATTTGGGTTTTGTAGAACAGTTCGTTGAACGCGTGCTGTTTAGCCGCGGTCATCGCGATGGAGTAAGAGTGCTCACGCCATTCGTCGGTGACTTTCTCATCGAACGATTCCATTGACGGCAGCGCCGTAGAAGGGATAGTCGGGATAGCACCCGCGCCACCAACAGTAACCTGTTGATGTTTCACCACGTCAGACGCGTTGAACGAATCCATCTTCTGCTCACCGTAGTAAGCACGGACGTTGTTGTGACCCTGCATCAGGACCGCAGCCGCTTCAGTCGCTACGCGCTGCATGTTGGCAGCCATGTGCGGAACCGCGAAGCCGTAAGCGCCGCCAGTACCCTGTTTGTCCTGCTCATCGCCCAGGCTGAATGCTTCAACCGCCGCAGTGCTCAGTGCAGATTCAACCTGCTCGAAGTTGTTCTGGTAGCTGTCGCGGTCAAAACCAGAGAGCTCGCCGAAGGACTCAACGGATACAGAAACCGCCTTCGCGTGTTCTTTCGACGGTAACATGGTCAGGGAGTTTGCCACGGCATTGTTAACGTGAGTAAACAGTTTACGGTAGCCAGAAGCATCCGCCCCGGAGTTTTTCTTCAAAATAGCCATTCTTTCAATCCTTCAACGTTGAGAAAGGTTGGTTGCAATCACGTGACTGTGACATTATCACATACCATATCATTTTTTACGCCGTGACGGCGTTATCGGTCCGACACGGCATGACGGAGGTACTGCTTGAAGACAAGCGATTGCTTGAATTCGGTAAACTCGGTTATCGTGGCAAGTTGCTCGAGAACGGCGTTATAGAATGCGCGGTCATCTTTGTACGCTGGCTCTGGACTCCCTATAAGAAACAGGGTGTTTTGGTCAACCACAACCGGTACATAATACTCGTTGGTAAGCGGACTACCGCCTTCAGCGATGTAGTGTGACATATTATTATCATGGTCACGTAACAAGGCGTCCACGCGGCTGCGGGTCTCCAGCTCTTTCTGAAGGCGGTTCAGTTCAGATTTGAACGTTGCACAGAAATTACGGTTGGCTTCCGACAGCGCAATATTATGGATGTCGGTAAACGCACCTTTCATGAGCGAGGGCTGAAGTCCCTGGGCCAGGATGTAAATAATTAATTCGTCGCGGGTTAGTATAGACGAATCACCTTCTAACCCGTCAAGTGACGAGAAATCAAGCAGGTCTTTGTAACTGGCGGTCGGATGACGCGTCACGATTTCGGCGAGCCATGATGGCACGATTCCGAGCGTGAGAGTTTGCATGATGGCCATTCGCAGGGGTCTCCGCGTGGGTTAGCTGTACATATCATTTCATTGGGGTAGGTAGATGAACTATAAGCTCGTTGTCATAAACACACTATTACTGCTGTATTGGGAACAACAGCTTGAATCGGGTGCTGACAACTCCACCTTGATTAAGAGTATCGTAAAGGAGCTGCGTCCCCAACGTGATGCGGTGGACGCGGACGATACGAAAGCGATGTTCAACGGACTGATGGTGCTCATCGCCAAACAGCTCAACCACTATAATGAAAAGATTCTCAAAGAGTACCTGATTCAGCAAATAAAGATTATCTGTAAAGAAGACCAGGATACGCTGGAAATCATTCTCGATGGTCTGCGCCAGGAAATGGACCAGAAGGCCATCAAGAACTATTGTCTCACATTAATGCGGGAACTGAAGACCTACCAGCGTAAGGTGGAGTTTACCAAGTCCCTGCAAGACGTGGCCAAGCGGGTGTTATACGGACAGGAAGAGTACGACCTGCCGACCCAGGCACGGTCCATTGTCTCCGAGTTTGAGAAGTTTGCCGAAGTGGAAGGCGAAGACCTGCGCTCGATTCGTGGCGTCAGTGACTTCGTGGACTTCGACGACTTAGAGGGGCTGCGTAAACTCTTCCTGGAGGCGAAGAAGTCCGTTGCCCCCGATGAAATCATTAAGTTTGGTATCCAGGCACTGAACCGCATGTTCGGGGAACAGGGCGGGGGTCGTCGTGGTGAGCAGTGCATGATTGGGGGGTTACAACACCACTTCAAATCGGGCATGGCGATGATGATGACCCGTGGGGCGGCGATGTACAACATCCCGAAACCCAAGGACCCGAACAAGAAAGCCGCGATTCTGATGATTTCCACCGAGAACCAGTTGACCGTCAACTTGCGTACCATGTACAAGCAAGCACTGGAACCGGTGATTCACAAGAAGATTCGCGTGGCCGATATCGACCCGGCATCCGCAGCGGCCTACATGAAAGAAAAGTTCATGGAGAACGGCTGGCACTTCCTGATGGCCCAGGTCGACCCCGAGTACTTCGGTTACGACGAACTCCAGGCCCTGGTGCTCAAGTGCGAGGCGATGGGGTACGAGATTATCGTCATGACCATCGACTACCTGGGGATGTGTTCCACCAAGGGACTGACCCACAGTGGTATCACCGGCCGTGACAAGCAGGCGTTGTTCAACCGTAGCCGTAACCTGATGCTGCGTCACAACTACCTGATGATTACCCCGCACCAGTTGTCGACCGAAGCCCTGGCGATTCACCGTGACCGGCCGAAGAGCTTTATGAACGAGGTTCTGAACCGGGCCTACTACCACGACTGTAAGACGCTGGCGCAAGAAGTGGATTGGGAGTGTAACCTGCAAAAGATTGAGCAAGACGGCCGCACCTACCTGAACGTGGGGCGTGGTAAACACCGTGGGGTCGATGACACCCCGATGAAAGACCAACGCTTTACCCTGGAGTTCACCGAGTTCGGTATCCAGGATGACATCAACGGGGTTGACCTGAGCATGAAGGCACCGGGTGGCGGTGCCGTCGGTGAAGGGGGCGGGACTCCGTGGTGGGAACAATCTGACGGCGAGACAGGCTTTACGATTAACTGAGGTGTCGGGTGACCGGCATACAGACTGGAGAGGCGTGAGCCTCTCCAGTCTCACCTATGATGTTGCCCGGCTGTAGTAATACGCCCAGAACCACGGTGCCCGGTAAATCGAGCGAATCAGGTTATCCAGACGCAGGTCCCATTTACTGCTGCGCCAGGTTGCCTGTTCCGCCGCAGACAGGTTCGCTGACAACACCCCCTGGTAGAGGTAGCCGATACTGCGCTCCATCTCCTGGTCATGCTGCGTATACCGGCCTGTAGGCACCACAGGAAAGTCGCCCAGGAAGCGGAGGGTCTTATCCCCGATAATGACCTGGTCGCTATCCAGTGCGCTGTGGGTGGCGAATTTGGCTTTCAGGGTGGGGAGGTCACTAACCAGGATACCACTGAGGAAATTGTCATCCTTACGCAGGGTCCGGTCGATACGGGTTTTGATGTTGAGTGGTGCCGTGCCAAACAACACCCAGTACAACAGGTCCTCGGGGCGGTAGCGGTTCAGGGTCAGGGGAGACTGGTTGTTCTGGTACAGGCGAAAGAAGTAATCGTACGCCGGGCCGTTCTCACCCCCACCTAACGTGACGTCCAGGTGTGCCAGGGCCATCCGACTCTCCTTCGCCCCCTCCAGCGCCATCAAGGTGGCTTCGTCACTCACCGGCAACCCTTTCAATACAGGTGGGTACCCGATGTAATGGCTGTTTAACTGAATGACGTGGGCATCACCGTGGGCTATCTCTGCCACACCCACAAACGGGTTACGTTCATAGCGCGGCAGGACCGTGACCGTGTGGGCCGGGTAGAGCGCCACTTCTGCGGCCACGGCCTGGGTGATGAAGTCCACGTTGCCCGGGTTTTCTGGGTACACCATCTTACACCTCTTCCTTCGATAAAAAGATAACCAAGCCCGCGGTACTGACCATGGTCTTGCCGTTTAACCCCGGACGTTCCAGTGCCCACTGCTCATCCACTTGCAACACTACCCCATCCCGACAGGTGACCTTGCCCCCGATATCCTGGTAGACCCGAATCGGCATCCCCGGGAAGAGGTAACTGGTGTCCGAGTTCTGCCAGGTGGTGACCATGATTTGCCCACTGCGGGCCGCAATCTTCGACAGCTCGTTCGGGACGTTGTCGGTGATAGGGGTGTCCGAGAACTTGCCGATGTTAAAGCCATCCGCCCGTTGGCTGGTCTGAAACTCCGCCATGGTCTTGCTGCGGTTGATTTGCCCCTGGTTACCCTCATCGGTGGTGGCTTCTGACAGAAACTCACTGGCGCGGGTAAAGCGGGTCCCGGTGCCACCCTGGAAGGTACCGCTCACCGAGATGTCCTGAATCTTCGCCGACCCCGAACAGACCACGGTTAACGTCGAGCCATCCCAGGTGTAGGTTTTGTCGGCCACCGGAATCACGTTGGTCGAGACCTGGTACAACACCATGCGCCGTTGGGCCGTCTTAAAGCGTTGGGTGTTGTACAGCGGGTAGACGTACCAGGTGCCGTTCAGGATAAAGGACCCCAGCCCGTGGTTGTACAGCCCTCCTTTATACTCTTGCAGAAACCCCGGTACCTCAATCAGTAGCTGGTCGTGGGGAATCAGCACCTGGTCGAGCTTGTTACTCTCCCCGACATCCGGCGGCACCACGTCCAGGGCCTTGAGGAACACCCCCTGGTCCCCTTCCTCGGTTTTGGCGCTGCTGAGGATAAAGGACTTCAGGATATCTTCGGTCTTGGTGAACCGGAACACCCCGCCCCCTTGGCGCACACTGGCGTACTCGGCAACCTGGTCAACCAGCTGCACGGTAAAGTAGCGCATGTCGTCCTTGCCGTCCACGTAGGTGCCGGAGGTCATGGGACTGCCGCGGGTAATCGCCGGGTCTTCATTGTCCACCAGGAACGCCCTGTACACCCGCACATCCACCCCGGCCTGGGGCTGGGGAATGTCACTGACCGGGTCAATGGGAATTTTCTGCACAATCGCCCGCAGGTTGTCCCGGTTCTGGTACAGGTAACGCCGGTAGTTGTAGACCGACATCGTCACCCTGATTGACACCTCTTCACAAAAGCTCGTGGCATAGTCCGCGGTACTGTACTTCTCCACCACCGCCAGGGCATCAATGTTGCCGTTGGCCGTGGCAAAGGTCACCTTGTGCATGTAACGCAGTTGCCCCTGGCGGGTTACAATCTTCTGCACGGCATCGTACAGCAGCGTTGGGTTCATGGTCGCCTCTTAGTAACGTTTGGGTTTGCGCAAAGCCGCGTAGTTGATGCGTTCGGTAAACGGCACGTAGTCCGGGGTGGTTGCCTGGTCACGGTCGGTCATGCGGTCAATCAGGCTGCGCTCCAACAGTTCTGCCCGGTTCAGGACTTTCTGTGGGGTGCGTTCAATACGACGGGAAGCAGCACGGCCGTGAATCATCTTGCCGAGTTCGTCCAGCTGCCGACAATAGTCCGCCACCTTACGAAACTTCGCCTCGTCGTGAATCCCCAGACCCCCGCGGTTCTTTTCATTCTGCCAACCCACAAACTTCTCCAGGTACTCCTGAATGATTTTGTGGATAATGGCCACGTCAGTGCTGTAGTTCACCAGCCGGACATAGCCCCCGCCCTGAAAGATTTCCAGTATCTGGTTAATGGACAACCAACAGTTCGACGTCATGCGGGCGCGTTGCATGTCCATCGACCGGTCACCGGTGGTGAAGGTACCGAACTTTTCCACCGCCTCATCCGAAATCAGCTCGTAATCCGGGGTCTGACAGCAAAACGGTTTCTTGAAAATCTTGTATTCCGGCGTATGGCGCTCTGAGACGCTCTGTAAGGCGTTCGTTACTCTGGTCATTGGCGTTTCCTCATTGCTTCGCTACAACCGCGTAGCGAAGCGCTGGGTGCGTTAAGGAAGGCCCCGGAAGGCCGACGGGATTAACGCATAAAGGATGGGTTGATAATAGAACTGTTCCAGCAGGGGCCAGGTCCGGGATTCTTCCAGCAGACGCAACACCTCTTTCGGGTCGACGGTGTCACTCTCCAGGGCTTGCCACACCATGTTCTCCAGCAACGACAGTTCTCCCTCGATACGGGCGTAGAACGATTCCGTGAAGATGTAGTAGCTGTCCTCCGTGACCGGTTTGATGTCCCGTGACTCCTGCGCCGGTTTGGTCAGGGTCAGCATCGCCCCAAAGGTCGGGTTCGGGAAGATGTAGCTCAACGGCAAGCGGAAGCGAGACTCGGCCCGTTCCCCGCCGCGTAAGCCCATCGTATCCGGCCAGCGTAAACCGTAACGGATATTGGCGTAGACTTCCCGGTTCACCGGGTAAATCACCCACGGAATCCCGGAGTACCGAATCCCGCCGTAGTACGGCTCTTTCAGGAACGAGGCGGAGTCCACAATCGGAATCTTGGTCTCGCAGTTGTCCATGTAACTGATGTCCTGGTCCATCAGGGCATTCAGGAACGTGCGGTACCCATGGCGGGCCCCGTCCATCACCGCAATGTGGTTCATGCCATTGACGGTACCCTCAGCAATGCTGGCAAACAACGCCGTGGCAAAGTAAGCGAAGAACGGGTCATAGATGGTTTCATCCTGCCCCGGTAACGTGAGGGTGGCATACTCCCGGTCAAAGAAGGTTCCGAGGTAGTGGCGGGGTAACGTGTCACGGATGTCCAGCAACTTCTGGTACAACCCATCGGCTTCCACAGTAATCAGCGGGTTAATCCCGGTGTCGAGGAAGTCACGGACGAAGTAATACTCCTGCACCGTCTTTTTGGCAAAGCGGCGAGCGAAGTCTTCGTTCCAGTACGCCACGAGCACATACTCGATGGTGTAGGTGGTCTGGGTATAGATGCTGCGGGTCTGCACCGGTGGAATCACCATGTACAAACCGCGACGGCCATCACCGGTGTCTGCGGTGAACATGTCGCCCGGATTCGGGATCACCCCCGGGTACATGTTGGCTTCACCCCGGACATCGAACTCTTGCCCTTCCTGCTGCAAGGACGGGTTACGCGGCAGCGGGGTAGTGACCTTCAGTTCCAGCTCGTTGATTTTGCGGTACTGCTGGTTGATGGCCAGACGACTCCGCTGGAACCCGGTCCACTCATCGTCTTCCCCCAGCACCTGCGAGAACCAGGTGACTATCCAGCGACTGCCCGCGACCGCGGTGAGTAAGGTCCCCACCGGGTTAATCTTGCTGTTGACCGGTTGCCCTTTATACGGGGTCGGGTTCACCTTGACCGGTTCGGGTTGCACCGGGGGTTTCTGCGGGTCTTCTTCGAAAAGACTCATGACGCCTTCTCCTTCTCGTGTTTGACAAACAGGGTCGACATAACCGTCGGGCGCATCAGCCGTTTGTTCAGTTTAAAGTGGGGGTCGGTTTGTTTCAGGTAGCGCACCGCCTTGTCCCATTCCGGTTTCCCAATGTACAAGCCTTTCAGCGATTTCGGCAACAAGCCCTGAGGACGCATCTCGGGGGCTAAGCCGTCGAAGATAAGGTACGCCCACTCCGGGTTGGAGCGCAGGGTATCCTCGGCCGCGGGCTGGAGCATAAAGAGTTGGTTGAACAGACTCACCCGCACATGGTGCACGTTGGTCAGCTTCATCGGGGAACGGGTGTGCACCACCAGGTCCTCATCCACGTACAAGGCACGGGAATCCCACAGGCTGTCGTTGGTGTACAACGAAACGTTCACCGCGGCACCGCTGCGCTGGGTGAGCTTGTCATGCACCTGGGTCATGTACGCCACCAGGTCTGGGTGGAAGTAATAGCCCGGGATGGTTTTCAGGTCCAGCACCCGTGTGGGGTTCGCCGCATCCACCTGCACCAGGAATTGCGCCAGGTTGGTGGTGCTCCCCACTTCGACGTCGGGCCAGAAGTCATCGAACCACGGGATAATGCTGCCGGCCCGCTGAGGGGTCCGCGGCAAGCCCAGGGACGACAACAGGCGGTCATACCGGCTGCGGGCTTTCAGGCCCAGGCCGTAGTAGGCATACGGGTCGTAGATAACGTTGTCCGGTCGGTACTTCTTCGGCATCAGCTGGTTATGCAACACCAACGGGTAGGTCAACATAAAGCCCAGGGGACGGTCGTAACGGAAGGTGTAAGCGAACTCTACTTGCCAGGTTGTGTTCTCGGCGTTCTTCTCTTCCTTGGGCGGGGCGGTAAAATCAAAGTTCCCCAACACGTCCAACTGGATTTCTTCAAACGCCCACTCCGGTTCCTGGCCGTTGAGCATGGTCAGGGTGGTGTTGGGCTGGATGGCGTGTTTGTTCATCCACGCTTCAAAGGTATCCCCTTCCCCAGCGACCGCTTCCTTCATTTTGTAGAACTGCTGGTAAAACGCCAGAATCAGTTTCGGCACCACAAAGTTGTAGGAGGTCTGGTAGGACGCATCGAACCACTTCTCCATAATGCGGCGCTTCATGCGGGTCTGCCAGTCCATCGCATCGTTCTGGTCCACGGCACGGTAGCGGAAGTTCAGGCGGACTTCGGTTTGTTCGTAATACGGTTGCAGGGCAATGCCCCGTTGCCGGTCCCGCCAGATAACCTTGTTCTCGTTGTAGGTGAACGGAGTCGACATCAACCGGTCTTCAATCACCGTGTCTTCGGCAGTGACTTGCACTTTGCCGTACGCCCCGAACTTGGCCGTGTCCACTTCCCGGTTGTTGTTCAGCAAACTCCGGTAGGTGGGGACATTGTCGTTCATCCCGGCGTACTCAATAAAGGTATCCTCTGGGATTCCGG